CACCCACTGATATCTGGTGGTACCAACTCTAATCGTCCTACCGTCGCTGCTGACTTAAACGAAACTTCTATGGAAGCCGCCGTTATTCAGATCGCTGGCTGGACGGACGAGCGTGGTTTGTTGATTGCTGCTAAGCCTGTCAAGTTGGTCATTCCCCCAAGCCTGCAATTCGTTGCTGAGCGCTTGTTGAAGACTGACTTGCGCGTTGCTACTGCTGACAACGACATCAACGCGTTGCGCTCAATGAACGCTATCCCCGGCGGTTACACAATCAACCACTACTTGACCGACACAAATGCTTGGTTTATCTGTACTGACATCCCTAACGGCTTGAAGCACTTCACACGTAGTGCTATGCAAACCGGCATGGATGCAGACTTTGACACCGGCAACAGCCGCTACAAGGCCCGTGAGCGTTACAGCTTCGGTGTGTCAGATCCATTGGGTATCTTCGGTTCACCCGGTGCTTAATTAGGGTTTATACCTAGTTATCGGAGGGCTCCTCACAAGGGAGCCCTTTTTGTTTGCCTGATGTTCTTCATAGTGGTGTATGCGGTGGCAGTTGGCGCATAGGGCCGCGCACTTCTTAATCTCCTCACGCGCCGCAGCATACCGCCGGTTACCCACAAGCACATTCACACTGGCTGTCTTGGTGGCGGGATCTACGTGATGGAAGTCAATTACAGCCGGGTGGCTCGCCCCACAGATAGCGCAAGACAACGAGGCCTTATACTCCTCCCACTGGGCTTTTTCTCTTTGATGTTGCACCGTAGTACGCGCTATCGAAAGCTCTTTGTTGTTGGCGTAGTACCGAGCGGAGTACTCGCGTTGCTTTCGCCTACGCTCATCGGGGTCTTTAATTGGCATAGCGAGATTCTAGTTGCACAGTCCTTTCTTTTGGTGTAATATTTGTTTATCCCGGGGTTATCCGGTGTATCTGACAGTCCCGGCTGACGACATGCAGACAGATACGCCACACTTGCATGTAAGGAAATATCATGGCCCAAACCACATTCTCAGGCCCAGTCCGTTCGGACAACGGCTTCCAAATCCCCGTCGTTACTACTGCCAATTTGCCAGCTTTTGCTAGCGTAGCCGCAGGCACGGCCTACATCGTTTCTGATAATGGCGCAGGCGACGACGAGTTCTGTATTGTTATCTCTACAGGCGCTGCTTGGGTTACCGCTGTTGGCGCGGCTCTTAGTTAATTAGCTCACCCCAACAGCGGGGTTTTATTGTTTTAAGGAGCTGATTATGGGTATACAAACGGACGTAAAAAGCGTCACAGTGACCGCCGATGGCACAGCGTACGGAGGCCGTGCACGCGTCAAATCATTGGTTTTAACCAACAGCGCGTCTGCTGGATCGGTTGTTTTAAAGGACGGTGGCGCATCAGGCGTTGCCCGTATCACAATAAACACGCCAGCTGGTGCGGACCTCCACAATATTTTTATCCCTGATCAAGGGGTGGTGTTTGAGTCGGATGTTTATGTTGATGTGACAAACGTGACCTCGGTCACGATTTTCCATGGTTAAGACAGCAGCATGGACGCGCAAAGAAGGCAAGGATCCGAAGGGCGGTCTCAACGCCAAAGGGCGCGCCTCTTACAACAAGGCGAACCCGGAGAAACCCGGGTTAAAGCCCCCCGCCCCAAAACCAAAGACCAAAAAGGACGCCGCGCGCAAAAAGTCTTTTTGCTCCAGAATGTCTGGGATGCCCGGCCCGATGAAAGACGAGAAGGGGAAGCCGACGCGCAAGGCTTTGTCCCTGAAAGCATGGAACTGCTGAGATGGAACTGACTATTTGGAACTTTGTCTTATCAGTCCTGCTGGGCTTGGTAGGCTGGACGCTAAAAGAGAAGTCGGCGGAGCTTGTTCGCGTGACGATACTTCTGAACCGCACTCGTGAAGAGATGGCCAAAGAGTATGTTACAAAGGCCGAGGTCCATGCCGATATCAACCGAATATTGGATCAGCTTAAGTCAATGAATGAGAAGCTAGACAGATTTATGGAGATGCGCAGTGCCAAGTAAAAGCCCTGAACAGAAGAAATCGGGTAAAAAGACGGCTGATGTCGGTTCCGTGAACCGTGTGGGCCGTGCCGTTACCCCTTCTAGGCGTGACCCGGACATTGGCAAGATGATCAAGGAAATTCGCGTACCCGCTAAAAAGAGGAAGTAATCATGAGCAAGCCCGGACTCTACGACAACATCAACAAGAAACGTAAGCGCATTGCGGCCGGTTCTGGTGAAAAGATGCGTAAGCCCGGTTCCCCCGGCGCACCTACTGCCAAGGCTTTTAAGAAATCCGCCAAAACCGCGAAAAAGAAGCCATGACCACTTCTGGAACATCTACCTTTAACCTTGAATTCGATGAAATCATCGAAGAGGCATATGAGCGCTGCGGCTTAGAAAGTCGCACAGGGTATGACCTGCGTACGGCGCGCCGATCTTTGAATCTCCTGTTTATGGATTGGGCCAACAGGGGCTTAAACCTTTGGACTATTGAGCAGCGGTCCTTGGCTCTTGTTGCGGGGGACCCCGAGTACGATCTGCCTGCGGACACCGTCAACATTTTGTCAGCGGTTGTGCGAACGGGAACGGGTACAAACCAGCAAGATATTACATTGGACCGTATTAGCCAAAACGAATACCTGCATGTGCCTGATAAGTTCACGAAGTCGCGTCCTTCGCAGTACTACTTGCAGCGCACGGCCACGCCTGTACTGTTTATTTACCCAGCTCCTGACACGTCGCAGGCCTACACCTTCCAGTACTACACTGTGCGCCGGATTCAAGATGTCGGGGGCTTTACGAACACATCGGATGTTGTTTTTCGCTTTATCCCTGCTTTGGTGGCAGGGCTTGCATACCATTTAGCGTTGAAGAAGGCCTCTGACCGTGTGGTCATTCTTAAGCAGCTGTATGAAGAAGAGTTTGCACGTGCCGCGTTGGAAGATCGGGATACAGCAAGCGTGTACTTGGTACCTGCGGTCAGCATAGGCTAAGAATGGCATACGCTCAAGGAAAATACGCACTTGGGATATGTGACAGGTGCGGTATGCAGTATAAATTCACAACGCTTCGCAAGGAGTGGACCGGGTTTAAGGTATGCGCAGAGTGCTACGAGCCTAAGCATCCGCAATTGGAGCCTAAGCGCAATGTAAGCGACTCAATTGCCTTGCGTGATCCGCGTCCTGATGGTGTATTCGTGTTGGATGTATATGCCCAAGCCCCGGGAGACTCGGCTTTTACCTCGGTGGGCATGCAGCCTGCACCCGTGTCTAAGGACATTGTAGGGGACGGCCAGATCGGGTCGGTTGTGGTCGTTATAACCTGATCGAATAAGACAAGGGGTTTTTAGATGAATTATTCGCAGTTGACAACAGCTATCCAAAACTACACCGAGAACACGTTCACGGCGTCGGAGCTTGTTACGTTTGTGCAGCAGGCCGAGCAGCGCATCTATAACATGGTGCAGTTTCCTGCTCTGCGTAAAAACGTGACGGGTAGCATTACCGCGGGTAACAAGTATTTGTCCTGCCCATCAGATTTCCTGTCCACGCACTCGATTGCTGTTGTGGACGGCGCGGGCGACTACGAGTTTTTGTTGAACAAGGACGTGAACTACATGAGGCAGGTCTATCCGTCTGCCGCTACGACTGCAAAGCCTAGGTACTATTCAATTTTTGGCCCTCAGGCCTCTGACGAAAAAGAGCTGATTTTCTTGTTGGGCCCTACGCCTGATACGGACTACACGGCCGAATTGCACTACTACTACTACCCCGAGTCCATTGTTACCGCAGGCCAGTCGTGGTTAGGCGATAATTTAGACTCAGCACTTTTGTATGGCGCTCTAGTTGAGGCGTACATCTTCATGAAGGGCGAAGCCGACATGATGCAGCTTTACAATGCTAAGTATGCGGAAGCTATGCAGCTTGCCAAGCGTCTGGGCGATGGCCTAGAGAAAAACGATTCATACCGCACTGGTCAGGTGCAGGTTCCGGTAAACTAGGCTAATTAAGGAAAAATCATGGCGCTAACTCAAAGCATGGTCACGTCGTTTAAGGTGGAACTCTTTGGTGGGATCCAAGACCTAGACACTGACACAATTAAAATCGCGTTGTTCACATCGGCGGCTACGTTAAACGCGGCTACTACGGCGTACTCTACTACCAACGAGGTTGTGGGT